TATCTTGCTTATTTTTTTCCGAGTTTAAATCTGAAGGATAATAATAATTTGCATAACTTGTTCTTACAAGATTACTATCTGAAATTGGTATGGCATCTATAGATGCATCTGTTATTGCAGTTTTACGTTCATCTGATGTCAAATCTGAACTATCAACCGACTGATCAGTTGGTGTGGCTGGTTTAGGTGCGCCGCCCCCCCCACCTCCAGGATCCGCAGCACCAGCATCTGCTGGAGCCGGAGAATCTGGTTTGACACCAGCCAGCTCAGCTAGCTGTAATAATTTAGATTGCACATTATCCTTTATTATCTTTGTTGTATTTGAAGTATATCCTCCCATTATTCCAACATCATTTGCAAATTCTTGTATTGAATTATATTGTTTAGATCCTGATCCTGTATCTATAAATTTATATGTTATTTTTCCATCAGTTTGAACTGCAAATCCTAATCTTCTAACAAACGGATCTTTTGCATCCTTAAGAACGTATAGATACCCAGATGGCCTTTGTGCTCCAATGGTTGTAAGTTTGTTTTTTCCATCTGCGTCTTTATATGCATTATTTACATAAGTAACATCATTACTAATTGTAGTACTTGTTATATTCCAGAAAGGCATTTGAAATTCCTAGTTGAATATTTTAATTTTTTAACTATTTAGAACAAATTTTGCATAATCAATCGATTTCATATAATTGATTTCTTCATCGTAGATTACGTGCAATTGTCCTGCTACTTCGTTCCAAGTATAATTTCTTATTGCTTGCGATGGATCTATATTTTGCCAATGAAAATTGAGTCCTCTAAATCCCCATTTATTAACTTCAAGTGCAGCAATTAATGGATGTTGATCATATTTGATTTTTGGAGTTTTTGCCTTATATATGAATGTATAGTAATTTCCTGGATTTGGAATAAATTCCAAATCTTTAAAAATATCAATAATTTCAAGCATTATTTCTTCTGAATCTGTTATATTTTTTATTCTGAATTTTAATATTTGAAGTCTATTTTTTTTGTTAGCTCTTTGATAATCTCTATCATTTAAAATTAAATTTACCAGCTCTTCTTTTGTTAAATTGTTATATGCACCTATAGAACCCCTTCCAGAAGTAGTTTGATAGTAAACTGTATATTTCTTTGCAATTTGGATTAATTCAGATTTGGTATATTCTATTAAAGGTTTTTCATATCCTGTGAGAGTCATTATTTAATCCCCAGCTCGTCTTCTGTAATTACTTTAAACTCCAGCAAATGATCTTTACACCACTCATCCGCCGCCTTCCATTTTGCCTGATTTACCGCATAAGTTTGTACTTCGTAAAGATATGATTTAGTAACTCTCGACTTTTGTTTTGGTGGCATGGTTTGTCTTTGCGGTTTAACTTCAACAACATATGTCTTGGTTTTTCCAGAATTTTCCTTTATTTTGATGATAAAATCTGGAAAGTATCTATGAATACGATTATCAGCTGGAGAAAGATAAGGTATCCAAAATTCTTCTGAACCATATTCCAAAATATTCTCATTTCTATCACACCACTGCATAAATTTCAATTCCCAAGAACTTCTGTATATAATATTATTCACATCTCCTTTATATTTTTGTGGATTTTGTGGATGAAATTTTCCTTGATGATATTTGGAATCCCTAGGCATGGTTTTATTGTTGACTACATAATATACTAGTAAAAGTATTTATAGATAGATGTCCGTAACGCCAGATTATCCAAAGCCAAGAAAACTGTCAGATTTAAAAGCGTCTATTTTAAATCCGGCATTAACATCACATTTTGAATGCTGGTTTAATTTGCCAGGAAATGTCAATGCTGGTAACCCTGGTGGCGTTAGAAGTTGGGTAAAACAAAAATCCAATTCTGGATTGGGTATTCCTTATGACGGAAATGAAAGATTTTTTTCTTTATCGTGTTCGGAAGCATCTCTTCCAGGATCTTCTTTGGCAACACATGAACTCAATAATGATCATACTGGAGTAACTGAAAGACATGCATATAGAAGACAATACGATACTACAGCATCATTTACTTTCTATGTAGATCATGATTATAATATTGTATACCTATTTGAAAATTGTATTTCTTATGTTGTGGATGAACAACTTGCAAATGGATTAGAAACTGAAAGTTTTTTCTATAGAGTTAATTTTCCAAAAAATTATCAAACAACTTTACATATTAATAAATTTGAAAGAGATTACTCTGGAAGAATGTTGCAATATAAATTTTTAAATGCATATCCAATCAGTATTGATTCTATGCCAATTTCATATGAATCTTCCCAAATATTGAAATGTACAGTTGGATTTAATTATTCTAGATATGTTGTTGGTGCTGATTTAAATATCAGACCTACAACCACAGAACCAGAGATTGGAGTGGGTGTCAATGATTTGCCTACCAATCAAACTTCTACCTCTCCGATTGGTTGATAAATAATCACACTGAAGCATTTATAGAACATCATGCCTTTACCAACAATTTCTACACCAACATTTGAGTTGGAATTGCCTTCTACCGGACAAGAAATTAAATTTAGACCTTTTCTTGTTAAAGAAGAAAAACTATTAGTATTAGCACTTGAAAGTGAGAATACAAAGGAAATTACAACAGCAATTAAGAATGTAATTAAATCTTGTATTCTTACGAAAGGAATTAAAGTCGAAAATCTTCCTACATTTGACATTGAATATTTGTTTTTAAATATTCGAGGAAAATCAGTTGGGGAAGAACTAGAAGTTACCATCATTTGTCCGGATGATAATGAAACTTATGTGCCAGTGAAAATTTGTATTGATGATATTAAAGTTCAGAAGAAGGAAGAACATACCAACAAAATCAAAGTTGATAAGACAATTATTATGGAAATGAAGTATCCTTCATTGGATCAGTTTATTAAAAGTAACTTTGACTTTAATAATGAAAATTCAATGGATCAATCATTTGATCTTGTTGCATCATGCATCGATAAAATTTATAATGATGAAGAAGTATGGACATCTGGAGATGTTACAAAGAAAGAACTCATTGAGTTTTTGGAACAAATGAACTCGCAGCAGTTTAAAGAGATTGAAAAATTCTTTGAAACAATGCCCAAACTTTCGCACGAACTTAAAGTTAAAAATCCAAAAACTGAAGTTGAGAGCACTGTAATGCTGGAGGGACTTTCAAGTTTTTTCGCCTAGCCCTGGTTCATATGGATCTTGAAAATTATTTTCGTCTAAATTTTGCTTTAATGCAGTATCATAAATATTCATTAACAGAGATTGAAAATATGATGCCATGGGAAAGGGATGTTTACGTTGAACTCTTAAAACAGCATCTAGAAGAAGAGAAACTTAAACAGCAACAAAATGGATAATCGAACTGAAAGATTGCGTAAGGCATATGAGTTCAAACTCGGTAAGGATGTCGCATCTAAACTTTCTGACGAACAGATTCAACTAATTTCCCGTTATTACAGTTCTTTAAGTGAAGATGAGCAAAGGAAAATAGATTCCAATATTTTTATGGGAAAGACGAATGATCTTTCCGAAATGGCAAGTTCATTTATTGAAGAAAATGAAGAACCACCAGTTGCAAAAGCAAAAGTAACTGCAACCGCAACAAAAGAACCACCAAAATCATCATCAGTTCCTGCTAGAAAAAAAGGAGAAAATCTTGTCGATGAAAAAATAGATGAAAGAATCCTCAAGATAATTGGGATTGATGATACTTTTGATTTGTCTTATGGAACCTATAAAACTCTTTTAAAGGAACAATTAGTTTTAATTGATATAGGTAAACATAAAATTCCTCTTGAAGAAAAAATGTTGCTTCAAGATGAATACAAAAGAGTTAAGGATAAAATAGAAGAAGATAGATTTATTGCTCATAAAAAAATTACAGCAAAAAATATTGGTTTTACTAGTCCTATAAAGTTATCCAAAGAAAAATTTTATTTGACGACGAAGGCAATTATTCCTTCGCAAGAAATGTCTACGGAAAAAGATACTTCTGAAGACGTTAAAGATATTAGTCAAGCACTTGATGAATTACTGAAAAGTATTATAGGACAGAATAAAGAAGCAAAGAGAGATGCAGAGGAAAATACAAAAGAAGATGAGAAAAGAAAAAGAACGAAGAGAGAATCTGAATTAGAAAAACCATTAAATAAAGCAAAAATATTAGTTAAAAAAATAATACAACCTTTTCAAAGTATTCTTGATAAAATTTTTAAATTCATTCAATTTACTTTACTTGGATATGCATTTGATAAGCTTGCAAAATGGTTTCTTGATTCTAAAAATCAAGAAAAAGTAAAAGTTATTGGTAGATTTCTTAAGGATTGGTGGCCATCCTTATTGGGTGCATATGTTCTTTTTGCAACTCCCTTTGGTAAATTTATTCGCACAACTCTTTCATTATTAAGAACCTTGGGCCCAAAAATTGCAACATTTTTGAGAGCAAATCCTTGGGTACTTGGAGCAACAGCCGCTACTGCTGGTGTAATAACAATGGCAAATGAATCCAAAAGGATGCAACCATTAATACAAAAATCTCAAACAAAAATAGACAAAACATTACAAAGTAAAGAATCTCCTTGGTATGAAAAACTTGGAGCTTCTTTTGCTAATCAAAGTTTAAATGCGCCTGGAGGACCTAAAAATCCAATTGCATTTCCAATTCCAGGAGCAATGTATAGCGGTGGTGGTAAAGTAAGAAAGAACAATATAATAGATGCAAAAAATATTGCTTTTACTGAGGGTGGTGGAATTGATGACAGTAGTGGATTGAGGATTAATGGTGCAGGTCCAGACACACAATTAATTGCTGCACAACCTGGAGAAGTTGTTATATCAAAAAAGGCAGTTGATAAACATGGTTCTAACTTCTTTTTAGGATTGAATAAAAATGCCGGAGGAACAAATATTCCAAGGATGGTAAACAATATTCAACTTGCATCAGGTGGTGGAATGGTTGGAGCTGGAAGAGACACTCAACTTGCATCAGGTGGTGGAATGGTTGGAGCTGGAAGAGACACTCAACTTGCATCAGGTGGTGGAATGGTTGGAACTCGGAGGGTTATGCAACCTTCTACGGGGGGGTTATTTCAACAAGGAAAGCGTCAATCATATCTCAGAAAGTCTCAACAAAAATTTTTAGGAATTCCCACACCTTTTACTCAAAAAAGTAAAAATTTTACAGAATCTAATATTCAAAAATATAATAATGGAGGTGTATCTAAAATTATTGGGAAAATGCCAGATTATATAGAAAATTCATCTTTGCATAAAACAACTTATAAGACATCTAATTATTCAAATAGTAATACTACTTCTTCTGCTTCTACACCAACACAACAATCAATTAATACTTCTCAAAATTCAATTTTAACTCAATCTGGTACTGTCAGAGAAAAAGCAATGCAATCTGCTGTTAAAAATTCTGGAGATTTAAGAAATATTTTAAAATATATCCCATTTACTGGAGGATATGGAGATGTTCTTAAGAATGCTGAAAATTTAGGAACAAAGGAAATTGGAAATCAAAGAAAAATGGAAAGGCAAATAAAGGAAATCCTTGGTCCACAATCTCGTACAACCCCCCCAGGAATACCAGTAATTGCTTCTCAAACAAGAATGATTGTATTACCTCCTGTCAAATCAAATAATAAAAAGACAGATGTTTCATTTAAGGATGAAACAAAAATACCAGATTTTCAAATTACATCTGGAATACCATATAGAAATTTGGCACTTCAATCTTTAGGAATTGAAGATTTGGTGGGAGTGTGATATGACAGTTATAGATTCTAAAAAACTTTTACCACAATCAAAATCTAGTGGAGAATCATCGGAAAGTCCTATTCTTGTACCAATAAAAAGTATATTATTTAAAAAAGATGTAAATATATCGTCAAAATTTTTAAAGCCCTCTGAGGATAATCGTGGTAGTGCAGTGTCGCCAAAAAATATTCTTGTTATTAAGAAAAAAGTTTTAAAATTGAAGGATTTTATAGGAAGTACATATTTGATTCAACGGAGCGAAAATAAAAGAAGGGGGAAACAAAGGGAAAGAAGTAAAGTGGAAGAAAGAGAGAAAAAAATAGAAGAAAAACCAAATACAAATCTAACTGGAAATGATTTGCCAAAATTTTCTTTGCCTGGAGCAAGTATTCTTGATACAATTAATCGTTTCATTGGATTTACTTTACTTGGATATATTTTTGACAAATATAATGAATATCTTCCAAAATTATTAGAATTTTCGAAAAATATATCACCTTTAATTAAATTTGTAGAAATTTTCTCTAAAAATGTATTAGAATCTCTTTATACTTTTATTGATTCTGGATATAAAGCATACGATTTTGTTAGCAAATCAGTTGAAAACATTGGAGGTAAGGGAGCTAAAAAAGAATTCGAAGAATTTTCAAAGAATCTAAATCTTGTTTTAAATGGCGCAATTATTGCTGCAATGGCTGTTGCGGGAACTAGTAAATCTCCAAAGGGAATTGCTGGCAGTATTGGTTCCAACGCTGCTGCTGCAGCAACTGGTGGGTATGGTTATAAAAAACAACCTTTACCTTCTGGCGTAAAATCTGCAACTATTGAAGGTAGAGCAATTACGAGTCAACAAAGAATAGCAGAAAGAGCAGCTGCTAAGGAATCTAGAAGAATTTCTGGAGCTAATTTGAGAAGGGGTATAGTTGGAGGAGCAGAAGAAGCAGCAGTGTCTGGTGGTGTTAAATCTGCAACAAAATTGGGAATTGCGAGAGTACCTATTATTGGGGCATTGATTGGATTTATTGTTGATACACTTATTTTTCACGAAAACCCAAGTAGAGCAGCCGCAGGAGCAGCAGGAAATGCTGTTGGTTCTGGAATTGGACTTGCACTTGCTGGAGCAGGAACATTTGGTATTGGTGCTGGAGTTGGATTGTTAGTTGGTGGATTTTTGGGTGATATGGTTGGTAAATCATTATACGATGCTTTTACTGGTTATAAAGAAGAACCAA